GCCATTTTGGTACGGGAATGAAGTACGCAATTGCTGTACTCACTCGTTATGGCTGCACTGTCACCATACAAACTGGTGATGGTAAGGAATACCGCGTCGACTCCCGCGTTGATACAGTGCGTGGCAAAGAGTTCACCATGATGTATCTTGTGAACACACGTGACAAGAAAGACGCCGTCATCCACCTCCCATTCACGACCGAACTCGGTAAGTCATGGGACATGTGGATGGCTGTGCGTGAGATTGAGTCCAATATGCGTGACGAGAACGGCACTTACTACACAAGTGACCGTTACTTCGAGCCAACACAAGGCATCGTGCGTTTCTACATCGAAGGTCAGCCTTACGATGAAGCAATTCGTGAACATCGTCACACAATGTTCTTCGATTTGATTGAGGGACCTGTCACCAAGAACAAGAACCCCAACATCGATTACAAAATGCATCGCAGCGCACACTTGTATTTCAAGGGCGTACGCGTGTATCAACATCCGGAGAAGAAACAGTACATCAACACGTACAACTTCACTGATGCTGTTGAGTTGTCAGAAGATCGTGTGATTAAGGACTCATACTATCCGAATGAACGCATTGCGCGCATGTTCCGACAGAATGCCGACGCCGATGCAACACAGATGCGTCAACGTATCCTCGATACTGCAACAGCAGCGGAATGGGACATCGATCTCGCTGGTTATTCATGTGACAATTGGGATGTGAACGTCATCAAGCAAGTTGATGATCACATTCGTAAGGGTGGTCACGTCGATGCGAAGATGAACGCGTGTATCATTCAGTGGCGTGTCAAGAACGTTGTACACGAACAACACTCACTGCATAGCGACGAAGAAGAACTCCTCGCTGATGCAATCCAACTCCTTGGTGCTGCCGGATACGAAGTCACCAAGTACGAAATCAAAGTCATGCGTTCGTTGCCTGAAAATGCAATCGGTCTCGCTGACTGTGACAACAAAGTCATCTTTATATCAGCCGTCAACTTTGAGAACGGTCTGCAACAGGTGATGGGAACACTCCTCGAAGAATACGTACACATTGAATACAACTTCCGGGATGAGACGCGACAAATGCAAGATTGGTTGTTGCGTCGTTCAGTCGTTCACATGATACGTGAATACAAACTAGAAAAGAGATTAAGAGGATACGATGGCAATAAGACTGAACCGGAAAGTATATGAAGACATGCTCCGCGAGGGCTACGCGCACAGCCTCCCGGACGGTAAACCGTACTTCACATGGCAACTTGTTCGTGAGGATGAATACCGTATCCTCATGAACTTCTATCTTCTCATTCCAACAGGTGAGATATACACATGTGAACATGTTTGGAACACGTCGGTGTTGGACGACACGAAAGTGCGCGGATTGATCAAGGTGCGTGCGGCTAACTTGCTGAACCAAATCATAACAGCAATCAAACCGCATCATTGGTCACTCAAGAACATCACGTTCGTTGATTTCATATCTGCGAACAAGATACAGGAGGCAAATGTCAATGCCAAGAAAACGCAACGAACCAATTGATGTGTTCAAGTTTATTGACATGCCTAAGAACGGTGATCCTAAGCCTTGTTGGCCGTGGACAGGTGGTGTAGGTGGTCGTGCTGATGATCAGCGCGGCTACTTCACTATGAAAGGCATCAAGTACCTTGCGTATCGAGTGGTATTTGAATTAGTTAATGGGCCGCTTGCTGGACCTGAAGAGAAAGTGCGACACACGTGTGACAATCCTATCTGTTGTAACCCGTATCACTTAATCCGTGGAACACACGCACAAAATGAACAAGACAAGTATGAAAGGGATCGATATGGCTTCCCTGTCGCAGTTGTGGAAGAAGTTATTAAACTCGCCAGTCGCCAGTTACCCCAAGTCGCCATCTCCGCAATCATTACCGAACAGTTCGGCATCCAGTTCTCGCAGCAACGGGTATCGGATATTGTCAATGGTGCGCGACGAGATCGACAAGCTCAACTTATACGAAGGAGATTGGAGAAGGAAACTAAGGCCGCCGCACAAACAGGATCGGATTGAAATAACACCAGAGAACTTTGATGAGTTCTGGATTGATCGCATTGGCGTCATCGCGAGAATGATGAAGAATGGCGCACTCACATCTGTTGTATTCACCCGTAGTGGGTTTATACACATTAGAAGGGAAATGAAAATGCATACTATAATCAAACGTAACGAAGAACGTCGGTCATTCATTGATCACATGCAAGGTTGGAATGGTGCGGACTTCTCACCATACATGCGCAATCCTACAGGTGTGTCTCCGCGTGACATCAACATTCATTATCACACGGAACTTGAGCTTCACAAGATCGTCTTGCGTGAAGTATTCAACCGTTGGAGAAAGGCCACCGCAGCGACTCCCGCAAAACCACTTCCTCCGGGGGAATACAACGCCCGCATCGCTACATCCGAACTCAAAGACGGTGTGTTATCGATGTCGATGCAAATTCTTGACGATTATCCAGATGAAGTCAACACGGTTGTCTTCGATAGTTTAACTGGCATCAGTGATGCAATGTTGGGGTACAAAATGAAACTTCCAGTCTACAAGATCGGTGTACGCTTCGATCGCAACAATCAGCGTGCAGGACAAGGCGATGTCTATTACTACAAGTGGACGCGCGAACTCAAAAAGGGTGAAAGGGTAATTGTCAACTCTCCTTACACCGGATTTACAACTGTAACTGTTGTAACGTGCGGCGATTTCCCCGGTTGGGATGAAGTTGACGCATTTAAGTGGATCGTCAGCGAAATCGACGCAACACGTTACGTCGAACTTGAGAAGACAACATCAACGTTACGTGCTGAACGCATCAAACAACAGCGTATCAGGTCTGCACAAACTGCATTGGAGCGTGCACACAAAGAATTGGAGGCTGCACTCAAGTCCGCCGAAGCTTGACTTTTTGTACACCAATTGCTACAATGAGGGTGTAAGTAATGAACAACAACCTTATCGCAATGACAATCTTTGCATTCCTGCTCACTTGTCATATCGGTACAACGCTTGTAAGAAAGGCGCGACAACATGGACATTCAATTCAATTCCAAGCTTCAAACAGCGATACAAAAGCTTGGCCGACAGGGGGATTTCATGCCCCCGAAGTCACAAGACCCCATCGATGCAGTCTTACACGAATACTATGTCAGTGAGACTGCACGATCTGCGTTTGACAAGCGCAAGAAGGATGCATTGGCTAAGTTGAAGTCATTCGACAACACCGGACGCATCACACGTGCTGTTGACGATGCGCGCAAGGGTTCCGCTGGATCAGTTGCGCTCTTCGATACGGAACACTACTCAAGTTCACTCACAACTAAGTCACCGAGTAATTCACTCGATGCAACTGTGTTGAAGAACGAACTTGCGAAGCTCGGTGTTGACGTTGACATTGTAAACAAGGCATTCGCTAAAGCACTGTCACCGAACAAACCAGCGGAGACTTATACAGTCGTCGTGAAGCACACCTAATCACATTTACAGACTTGACAAGGTGTATGTGATTTGCTATTATAATAGAACAAGAACCCCCCAATATCCGAGAACTATATATAGTATATCTTCTTCTATATATGGTAGTAGGACGTTGGGGGGTAATACTTGTATATATAATAACAAGAGTTAGGAAACGGCGACATGACAGACGAACGACGCGTCATTAACTTGGCGCAACGTAAGCTTGAACGGTTAGGTGGGCTACCGGCACCTGACATCAGCGTTACCATCCCGGAGTTCATCGAGCCTTCTGACATTAGTAAGATGAGTGATGAACAGTTGGAACAGGTACTCCAACTCGTTCGGCTTCGGCGTATGCAAAGTACGCTTATCTATGAGCAGACTCAAGTGCAGAAGCAACAAATCCAAGACGAAAAGAACTACATGAGATTGGATAAGGCCAGCATCAAGGTCTTTACCAAGTTGGAGAAGGCGTTCAAAGCATTGGACGACCTTGAACTAGCCGTGAACGAAATGCGTGCATGGCGATTGCAATCGGGATTGGAGTTTTGAAATGAATGGACGTAAGTCAATACTGGATGAGATACTCGCAGAACTTGTGCGCCCGCTTGTCACTGATGATGTGCGTAACAGTGTCTCGACGTATGAAAGCACCCTGTGTGGATGCGGTACGTGCGGTGGTGTCCTCAACTTAGCGTGTGAGGAAGTCATCAAGAACTACAACGAGGACAAAGACTGTCTCAAGTGGACACGTGTTAAGCTCCTTCTTCTCATGACACTTTATGACAACATCGAAGTGACATTGATGGAGAGCAACGGTATGAACCGTGACGCCGCAATCGCTGAACTCAAACGAGACAACGATGAATGGGAGAAGAGAGCGGAAGCAATCCTTGAACAGAACGCGGAGTACACGCTCGCACAGATCAACGGTCCGATCAAGGAAGCATTCTTGGCGAACTATGCACGCAGGAAGGATCGTCGCGATGCAGGGAAATGACATTCTGCTCACGTTGAAAAACAAGGGCATGGAGCGCGGTGTAACAGAGTGTCTGTTGCGTCTCGCTGAGGAAGTCGAAGATCACAACAAGGCATTCAAAGAAATGGCTGCGGCTATGGATGCACTTGCGCGTGTCAACACATTGCTGAACAATGCACTTGGCAACATGTCAGATGCGATTGATGAACTCAAACCGAAAGATGGCGACCCGTCATCGACGCGAGGTATGGTCGGATGAACACATTCATTGTCATCAGTGCCATCATCGCATTGTTGATGCTCAACGAAATCGGTAACAAGCTTGAGCGTATCGCCGTCTTGCTTGACATCATAAAGGTGAAGCAGAAATGAACACACCAATCAATAAGGTAACTGATGAAGACATGTCGTCATTCAGCGACGTGCCTACACTTAACGAGTATCAGGGACTTGCGACACGCTTCGCAGTGTATCCCGGTCAAGGCACAACACTTGGTCTCTGGTACACGATCACCAAACTCAACGGTGAAGCGGGTGAAGCAGCCGAACATATCGGCAAGGCGTTCCGTGACGACGGTCTTCTTCATGCATACAGCGCAGAAGAACATGATGTTAACGGTGAAGGTGTATTGTTTTCCTTCAGTGCTGTCTCACCTGAACGTTATCAACTCCTGATTAAAGAACTTGGTGACGTTCTCTGGTATGTCGCAGCCGCTGCAAAGGAACTCGACACAACACTTGCGGAAGTTGCTCGAACGAACTTAGCGAAGTTGAAAGATCGCTCCGAACGTGACGCACTGCAAGGAAGCGGTGACAACAGATGAAAATACTTAACATCAGCATGGTGCCGTGGGTCAATTCGATCCACGGCGAGTTGAGGGATCGTGATGGCAAACCACTACGCAAATTCAGGTTCACGCGCAATGGCACTCGAAGCAGGGGGTGCCGCACACGAAGCCTATGCAGCCGTCCGACTTGCCGACTTGTATTTCAATGGACCTGAGTTCTATCGAGACAAGGATTTTGGCAGCGATGTACAGCGAATTGCCACCGCGCGGGCTACAACAGTCTTCGGAGAAGAACGAACTGCGGGATGGCTTAGTGCGCTCACGTCTGGCGAAGATACAGAACGAGCTACAATGTTGGCTGCTCTCGAAATCTTTGGCACCTCCGGATATTACGAAGACCCCGGAGACCGTAAACGAACAATTGCTAACATTGAAGAAGCTCTTATCGCCTACGTCACGCGATACCCATTGGGAAAAACCATGCCCATCATCGTCAAAAACGGGTTGGAAGGCATACAAAAATCAGAATGGTTCGTGGGAGTTGAAATCGGTATAGACATGTACCTTGAAATCACAACCGATGAACCAAGTGACACGGAGTACGGATACAATGGCACGCATATCAACCGTGTCCGTCGATATCACTTTGTTGGTCGAGTTGACGGCCTACAATATATTGACCGCACGCTACTTAGGATTGCTGTTGAAGAGAATAAAACAGCAAGCAGACTTGACGATGCATGGCGTCTTGCATTCACCATCAGTCATCAACCAACAGGATACATGCTTGCAGCTTCAAACCTCCTTGGACAACTCGTTCAAGACGCTGTTATCAGAGGCATGTCCATCCCACTACCGAAAACATTTGACTACGGTGGCATTGTCAACGAGCCCATCACTCGAAATCTTCAGAACTTCAAAGAGTGGGCCGAATGGGTATGTCATACGATGGATGTTACGGCACCATTTCTGGACACGCCGGAGAATGCTCCAAAGTATACCCATTCTTGCAATCGATATTTCAGGCCGTGTCCACTTATCCCATTTTGCGACAGCGACTACGACGAACGACGCGCAATGTTAGATGAAATGGCAACGGATGAGTGGGACCCACTTGAGGAAGGTAATGGCTAAACCAGTACATTGGAATGATGGTGAGAACAACGGACGTGCACGCTTTACAGCACGTGGTATTCGCATCATCCGAGCAGCGTTGCGTAACGGCGTACCATCAAGTGAACTTGCTAAGTTGTACGGTGTGCATCACTCAACGATTGGATTAATCAAACGCAAGAAGACATGGAAGGATGTACCATGAGGATCATGTGTCAGCATTGTGATGGAAGTGGTTACAGTGTGCACGCATGGAGCGGTGTACCAATTGATTGTGTGTACTGCATCAACGGAAGTCATATCATTATGGCTAACAAAGGCGAAACAAATCCCAACTCACGCTTTACTGAGAACCAAGTGCGTCAAATACGCAGACTGCTTGCAATTGGTGAACGTGTGAAGGACATAGCTGAAACATATGGCGTTAGTTCATCGACTATCAGCCTCATTAAAACAAGGAGGACATGGGGATGGCTCTCTCAGGATACCGAGACCCTAATAACAAGTCTGTCAACTACTCAGACCTCTTCGGACAGGTGATCTTTGTTTACAAGAACTGGAAGGGCATCATTGAAGAGCGTCGTGTTACTCCGATATCGATCGAGTTTAGGCAGAACGACTTCCATGACGAAGCCCAATGGTTCTTGGTTGGACATTGCCATGCACGAAATGAGATACGAGACTTCGCATTCGAAGACATCATCGGAAACATTCGCCATGTACGTAGACGCAATAACGATGCGAAGCGACAGGTCCTTGCGGGTACTGCGAAACGCAACGCACAAGAGCGGGCTGCAACTAACACTGTCACACTCTTACTGGAAACAGAAGACGTGGGAAGTGTGGAACCAGATTTGACAAAAAGCGTACGACAGGTTACTATAGAGCATAAGAAATAAGGAAACATCATGTCAGACGAAATACCCCAAATCATGTTGGCGGGTGTACCCATCAACAAAGCGTCGGATGCTAACAAGCGTATAGTTGCGTTAGCATGGGCAGACGCAGGAGCAGGTAAGACTACACTCTCCGCAACAATGCCCGGTCGTAAGTTGTTTTATCAATTTGATCCAGACGGAACGAACTCCGTCGCACATGTCGATAACGTAGATGTAGCGGACTTCTCCGGTTCGTCATCATCAATCACCGCACAGTTTAAGAACGAAAGCAATCCTCTCGGACTTAACACTGTGCTTGATCAGTACGACAGTTTCATCTTCGACAGTCTC